GCCATTGGACTTTGTATGCGCTTACATCTACCCCCGCCGCTATCAGGGAGGCCCCTGTTGCTACCTCTGCCCATGCCCCCCAGTTTGTGCCGTCTGTTGACACCCTGGCTTCAACGGTTAATGTCGTATTGGCAGGAGTAGTCTTGTTGAAGGTGATTATCGCACTGTCAATTTCCCTTGCTGCGCCAATGTCCTGTTCGCCGTGCGTGTAAACACCCGAGGTAAGATAATAAGCGTCAGTAAATACTACGTCGGGGATCCCTGAAAGATTATCTGTCGTTTCAGTCGGGAACGTCCCTGCACCGTCTATTACATACCGGTAATCGTTAATCTCTATAAAAGAACTATGTGCGGTTACGGTGGAAATGTTAAAAGTTGTACCTGCGCTAATACTACAAGATACAACATACGCCGCTCCTGCCGTTAGCGTTATAGGGTTTGCTAAAGCCGCCTCCGCCCATTGTTCCGCAACTCCCGCTACAACGGCGGAGCCTAATAAACTTTGGTCGCTAACCCGCCATAAGCGGACGGTTTTGTTTCCGTTGGCATGAGGGTATATCCTTAATTTTGTGCAAACAATATCTTTTGCCCCAACGGTAAATTTATAGCCGCACTCGTAGTCGTGCCCGCCGCTGGATCCGTCTGTTACTGTCCCTAATGTAGTGATACCATCAACGCCGGTGGGATCTGGTGACAGCTCGACATGATCGCTTGACGCGACTGTATCGGAGTGTGTACCGTCAAAATCTACCGTTACCGTGTCGGTTTCGGTGAAGGTAGTACCATTTGGCATTTGCATAACGCCCGGCGTGGTGGTAAGGTCAAGGTGCATTGCCGTCCCCGCCTCCCAGTCAGCCTGTGAGGTCTTGGCGATACTGCCGGACGCACCGGACAGCAGATAGAGGAAATTATTCCACGCCGCTATCAGCTTGTCGCCGGCTGAATGTTTCCAGGTGTGAAGCCCCTTTATGCCGCCCGCGCCTAAAGAAGCAAATAATGCCTCATGCCCCGCGCACTTGGTAATTGCGCCAATAGGGTTACCCATGTCGACATTTTTGGCATAGGGCAGCTGATATGCGGGCATGGTGTAAATATCATCAACATAATTGACCCCGCGCCAATCCTGTTGCGGGATTGCCACAGGCTGCCTGTTTTTCGCGCCCCGGCGGGATAACAGTTTTCTGATGTCTATGAAGGACATTGATAAAGCCCCCCATACACATCAACTATTTTATCTGTAGCAAAGTCGTTTACCCTATGGGCAAACTCAATATCCCTGATGGTTGCTTCGAGGATAACTTCCAGGTCGTAGGCGTCTCCCGCCTCGTTGTTTCGCAGGGCATACAGCTTCTTAATCTCGTATACGAACGGCATAACATGAAATTCCTCTTTCAGCGCGGCTGGACTTGATGCAACGGAATCAGTCAGGGCAGCAGGCTTGGCGTAGTAGTAAAACTCAATCCCTGTAGTGGGTGTCTGCCCGTAAAGCCAGAAGGTAGTATTATTGACGACGATATACCGGCTTGTGACGGCGTCATCAGTCGCCTTATCGGCAAGGTCGGATATCTGCGTTAGCAGGTTGTCGCCGTCATACATCCGGCAGGCTTCAAGAAAGTCCGGCGGCAGTGCGCCAACCCCCGCGGTGATGGTATGCGCCGCGTCAGACGCGTCATAGGAATACAGCGTCAGGCGTTTTAGCACCCTGCCTATGCGGTTCTGATAGAGAATATTCATGTAGGCGAGAATGTCAGAGCGCGTCATCAGGACCGGCGCGGCAAGAGCAGAAGAATCTTCCCCGATTGCGAGAAGCGTTTGCGAAATTATGTCATCTGTGGTCATAAAACCACCGCCTTTTAGTAAATCTTATTTCGTGTCCCGCATTGCGGGCAGTCTATATATTGGAACGCGTCAAGCTGAAAGTCCGCCTGGTCGGGCCGGATGGATTTCGCCGTACCGGCGGCGGCATTAATCGAGCCTATCTCCGTGTTGCATTTGACGCACCTGATAATTTGCGTTTCCATTTATACGTCACCTTCTTATTGTCACTCTCGCTTATCCGTTAGCGCAATACGTCAATCAATTCCTTCTCCGCATCCTCTTTCGGCAGGTCCCGTATCTCCACACCCGCTGCTATCTCTTTGCCTGTGTCCACAAATCCCGCCTGAAACACAGCCTGCGCAAGCTGGTCAAACTTTGGTATAGGTGCAAATATTATCGGCTTATACCCTGTCTTTACCGTCGGTATGGCGTCGTATAGCTCTTGCGGTTTGCTGTCTAATATAAGTTTACCTGCCTCAATTTTGCCGTACTTTTGATTTAGCATAATAACTCACCGCCTTTTTAGCTTTTCCTACACTAATAGTGGGTCTTATATTCTTATTGTAAAAATTAAAACTATCACTTCTTTTAATCCATCCCCAATATGACACAACCGCGCAGGCATCTTTATAATTTAAATACTTTTTCTTTTTAATCTTAGCTATCCTGCGCCTGATTCTGAGGGCATTTCTTTTTCTTAATATAGTTTTATTTCTGAAGAACCTAAACCCCAGAAAATCTATTGCCCGACTGCTTACCTTAAATACCTGCCAATCACCTTTCATTTTCAGTCCAATGCTGTTCAAGTAATCAGATACGTCTTTCCTGGCTTTGTGTAATACCTTTTTGTTCCCACCGAGCACCACTAAATCATCAACATATCTGACATAGTATTTAACGCCGAGTTGTTCTTTTATATAGTGGTCAAGCCCTTGCAAAAAGAAGTTGGAAAACCACTGGCTTGTATAATTACCAATAGGCAGCCCTTTACTGCTATCAATAATCACATCAATCAACCACAAACAATCGGCGTCCTTTATCTTTCCCCTGAACATATCTTTTAATATTTGGTTGTTTATCGACGGATAGAATTTTGAAACATCCATTTTTAAGCAGTATTTTGTGCCTTTGCGGTCTTTGTCCAGCCACTTTCTTACTGCTTTTTGTCCGTAGCTTGTACCCCTACCTGAGACACTCCCGCAACTGTATTCATACATCCCCTTCATAATAATTGGCTGTATCTGCAATATTAAAGCCCAATGTATTATTTGATCAGGGTAGTACATTGGCTTACAAATCGTGCGTACTTTCTTTGATGAACCGTCCTCTATTGTCTTTTCTATATACCGAGAAGGGTGATAGGTTTTATTAACCAGCATAAGTTGAATCTTTTTAGCATAAACATCAAGGTTATTTAGTATTTTCTCAACCCTGTTTTGTTTTCTTTTCCCTGTTGAGGACATCATTATTGCGTGTTTAAATGTTTTCTAAACTACATATTTTTTCGTAGATATTACCTGTTCTTTTAAGACGTTCACCTTCTTATTAGCCTCAAGGTATTTCGAGAATCCTACTAAACCCTGCTCTTTACGGCTTAATTTTCACCAAGGGGTGGGGAATATGAAGTGCAAATTTGTATAAAATTCTCTAATAAGAGTCTGGCCGGAGATGTTCATGTTCGTGTTCGTGGAAGAATTGTTCAGATTCCAGTAAGAAAACCCCGCATTACCACTGTTGTTCCAATTCCCACCAAGTTGGGCAAGGCCGCACCTCATATCCCTATATTGTAATTCGATGCATACCGTTATTGGGGGATTGTTATCCCCCAAACCCCCTAAAGAGGGGTTTTAAGAAGCCGGCCGGAGACGCCCGCGCTCGCGTACGTGGAAGAAGTGTCCAGATCCCAGTAAGAAAACCCCGCATCACCACCGTAGGTCCAACGCCCACCAAGGAGGGCAATTCTTTGCCCTACATCTTTGTAGTAATAGTCTTTATAATATTTGTTTGCCGCGTCTATGCTTGTTGGCAGAGCCGCGAAGGAATAGTTGGCATCGTAGCCTGCTGTTTTAAGATACCCGTTGGTATCTCCGTTAACATATCCTAGTTGCTCGTAGGGAGCCGCAAACACATTACTGGCATAATCAGCCGGATTCTTAGCAACCCATCCCTGTAAATCCGTAATGTTTAGCCCGTCAACAAATTGCCAAACATTGCCCCACAGGTTTTCAATCCCGCGATATTTAAAGCTGTGTTTACCTGTTGAATTACTGGCATAACTGCCGCTTGACGCTGCCACCGCGTCCGTCCTGCCGCTTTTGTATCCGCTGTTATAGACGATATTGTCTACCGCAACGTTAACCGCCGCGCCGTCAAAGCTAATCGCCTTGTTACTCGCGTCATAAACGTCAATCGCGGTTATAGTACGATTGCTGGCAACCTGATTACCGCCTAATGATGTACCTATTCCCATACCCTGCCCTACGGCATAACCTGCGGCGGAAGCGTTGGTTATGATGATACGGTTTACCGCATTTTCGGCGACTGTAGCCACGTGCGTTGCTACATACTGTCCGGCCGTATAACCTGCCATAATAGCTTGGGTGTCCAGGGTAGCAAATTCGATGTAAAACAGCGTTTGCAGCAAATCAACCACGTGCAGGTCTAACTGTTGATAACCAAGCAGTCCGCCGGCGTTGTTGTTTTTCGCGTAAGTACGCATATCAACTATATTTGTGTTTACAAGCGGATACGCACCTGATACGGACTGCAGTTTTGTATCAGCTTTTGAAGCAGAATATTTACCTACATCAACATACGGCAATTCTTTGCTGTTGGTAAAATCCCAAAAGCACCACGGCAGGTAAAAACCATCATATTTCCGCTTACTGACCTGCCATGTTTTATATCCTTCACCGTCAGTTTTACGAATATAGCATTTAGGTATCCGCATAAAGACATTGCCGAGGGTGTCAGTAACTTGTCGTATCTCTCCAAATATAGGCGCATTGTCAAAGTCATTCCGCACAACGGTAGTATCTACCCCTGCCGTAGCAACCATACCAATAGCCGCATCCGTGCGGGTGAGGGCAGGAAGTTCACCTTTGCCCCAGCTTGCCCCTAATATCGTTCCTTTATTCCGCAGTAGTAATAAATCATTCATACTATCACCTACTGTTTACACATCAATTTAATTGTCCGTGGCCCGTTTGTCTGTGCGGCAGATGCGACAAAGGAAATAAAATGTACCCCCGCCAACATCAAAGCGGCTGAATCAATGCTGTAAACCGTGTCAACGGCAACCGTCATAACGGGAAAAGTCTGCCCTGCGTCATTTTTAATCACCCGTTTAGTGCCGCCCGCAACCGCAGAACCGTAAATTGTCAGCGTAGCCGCGTCCCAACCAGCGGGCATAAGGAATGAAAAATACTTATATTTCGATATATCCGCTTCGGTTGAAACCGTCCCTTCGTCAGCAATTACGCAGTCAATTACTTCGACTGTACTGCCCGATAGCGTGACACCGGTTCCCCTTAAAATGTTAATTATTGCCTGGCTCATTTAAAAATTCCTCCTAACGTTTTTTTGATTTCGGAGGGTGCTTTTCCCGGTAATGCGCCATCATTGCGGCGTGGTTTTCGGCTTCGAACCCGCATTTATGGCATAGCCTTGTCTTTACGGGTACGGGCGCGTCCTCTTTTATTTTAAAAGTCTGCGCCATAACTTTAACCAGAACGGGGTTTTCGGTTTCAAATTCCCCGTTGGCGTC